TGGTAGTTTATAGATTACATTTTGCAGTAATGACCGCTTTTTTAGCTGCGTTTGTTATTTATCAGGTTATAATTTACTAGCCGAGGGTTTCATATTCCCTTCCGATCAGTGTGATCTACTGTGGCAATACAGATCAGGCCAAGGTCTCCTTAACCTTTTGACCCAGAATAGCCCACTGGGGAGCCGATACGGGCTACTATTTTCTAGGCGCGTTTCATGTCGTTGCGAGCCTAACCCTCAACCCCTCAGACCGATTTTTACTTGGCTGGGGGGGTTTTTTATACATTACAATGTATATTGCAGTCTGCATTTAGGTAGTTTTAGTGATTATTGCACACCGAAACTGTACATATCATTAATGGTATAAACTAAATAATCAACTGTCATTTCCGATCATATCTGGTTATCTATACAATGCCGCCTTAACTTACAAACAAGGGGGCAAACAGTGATAATTTACATGATAGTTTTCGTAATTCTCTCGCTTGGCGCAGTCGCTGCCGACGATCTTAGCTAGTTTACATTATAGTAAAAACCATGCACAATGCCTGTTATATACTCAAATCAGGTGTTATACATGGATCAACTAAACCTTACCAAATCACTTGAAGATTGCTTTGACTGGGAATTAAATGACGAAATAATCCGTTTCGATGCGATTATTGAATCGTTGATGACTACAGATGTCCAAAAGCATAAGATCAGAGAAGAGCTTATCGACTGGCAGGATGGTGTTGCTAACATGGTAGATGAGCTATCAGCTATCGAACCCTATGAGGGCTACAGAGAGTTCGCAGCAATGGCAGAAGAGATATTCGGGACGGAGCAATGATGGAATCTATAGAGTGGAAACAAACAGGGAAGCTAATTCCTTATGCAAACAATTCAAGAACGCACAGCGAGAAACAGATACAGCAAGTCGCTGCAAGCATCAAAGAGTTTGGGTTTACTAACCCTATACTTATAGACGAAGATAATGGCATTATAGCTGGGCATGGTAGGCTACAAGCCGCTCAACTGCTAGGCATGGACACTGTACCGACAATTTCCCTGAAAGGATTTACAGAGGCGCAGAAAAAGGCTTACGTTATAGCGGATAACAAGTTAGCGTTAAATTCTGGGTGGGACGATGAGCTTTTGAAAATAGAAATTGAGGCGTTATCTGATTTTGATTTCAATTTAGATATTCTGGGGTGGGATGTTCTCCCAGACTTCAAAGATGACATTGACTACTCTATTCTCGATGAAGATGACTTAGACAAAGAGCTTGAGGGTATGGCTGACGACGTCAAAAAAGCGATACAAATAGAATTTGAGGCTCAAGATTATGAAGAAGCGTCAGATTTAATAAAGTTTTGGAGAGGTCAAGGTGCTTATGTTGGAGCGCTTATAATAAGCCATTTAAGAAGCGAAAAGGCAAAGTTATGATTGTATGCATCCCGACAAAGGGAAGGGCTGCAACTAAAACCTACAAGCTGTTTGAAGATGCTGGGTATGAGGTTTACCACTTTGTTGAGCCTCAAGAAATGGACGTTTACACTGTCAAAAATAAAGTTTGCATTGAATCTGACGACGAGGGCGTAACTTATGTCAGAAATTTTATGCTTAACTGGTGTAGAAAAAAAGGTGTTGATTGGGCGTGGTTTTGTGATGATGATGTAGACGGGTTCGGAATATACAACGGGAAGACAGTCAGGCAAGGTGCTTCAGCTTTGAAAGCTGTGGAAGAAAAAGCAAAAAAACTGCCATTTGAGATAGTTGGTTTGAGTTACGTGCAGTACGCTTGGACAGAAAAGAAAAGCTACAGTATCAACAGCAAGTTTGCGGAGGTATGCACGTTAATGAATGTATCAAAAATAAAATGGAACTATAACGCAGACACTAAGGAAGATAGAGACTTTGCTATGCAGACTATCCAGAACGGCCACGGTATACTTAGGTTTAATCATGTTTGGTTTAGTTGCCCAAATGTAGGTAGTAATGAAGGCGGGCTGCACGAATGGTATGCTAGTAAGAAAGACCATCAAGCAGCTAAAAAAATGGCATTGTCTTGGAGTCCTTGGGTTACGTTGAAATCTAAATCCGACAGGCTTGACATTAAAACAGATATAAAGGGCTTTGCAAGGCACTGTATGAGGAAAGTCGTATGATTGATCTTCGAATGCAGAAAGTTGAACATTCTAGGAAAATCGGCTCAAGATGTGAGTACATAGAGCCGAACGTAAAAGAATCTTGCTATCTGTATGACGGAGATGAACTGGTGGGGGTGTATATAGCTGATGTGAAAAAACATTACCCTAAACTAGCAAGTGTTATGTCTATAGCTAACGAAGAGTTTCTTTCAGATAGGGTTCCTAAGACCTTGCTCGAAAGAGCAGACGTAATGGCTAAAGTTAAAGCTGGAATGACTAGGGCAGAAGCTAAGAAAGCTGGCACAGTACAATACAGCACTATTATTGGTAGTATCCCTCCTAAGCCACTAATGAGGAGAGCTTACCCAAACAGAAGTAGCGTTCATGCGGTCAAGTCGGCAAAAATCTTCATTAAAGCGATGCTATTGTCTGCAAAAGAAATGTCCCTGGTAATGGGCGATCTCATGCCAAATCATCTGAAATCTCAGTTAGAGGCTGTAGCTGGTGTTGATGATAAGTGGAAGTTTGGTGATTTGTTTACGAGCAGTATCAGCAATTTCAACATTTCAGCTCCATTCCATAGAGATACGGCAAATATAAAGCAAACTCTTAACGCAATATATACGCATAGGCACAATTCTAATGGCGGTTGCCTTTATGTGCCAGACTATGATGCTTGTTTTGAAATGCCTAGTGACAGCTTGCTGCTTTACCCAGCTTGGAGAAACGTACATGCAGTAACGCCTATTGAGCCTACTCATGCTGGAGGATACAGGAATAGTTTGGTGTTTTATGCTTTATCGGGATTTTTAAAGTGAAAAACGGCAACCAAGGCGATGGAGGCGGGCGACCTCCTGTAGAGCTTACTGCAGAGCAAACAATTGAATTAAAGGCTCTTGCATCTGTCCTTAACAAGTCACAGATTGCAGACTATTTTGGCATTAGCGAGAACACTTTAAGGGCAATAGAAAAACGACAGCCTGAAGTTTTTGCGGCTTATAAAAAGGGGCGCGTAAATCAAATCGTAGGAATGGGGACCAATCTCGTGCAATTAGCCAAAGCAGGTAGCGTAGCGGCTAATATTTTTTATCTGAAAACTCAAGCTGGATGGAAAGAGTCTGAGCAAGAGCCTCAAGAAATACCTCCAATTAATATTATCTTGGACGGCAATGCAGCTAACAAAGCCACAGACTGAGATATTTATTAGCGATGCAAGATTCGTTAGCGTCGTTGCGGGCAGGCGATTTGGCAAGACCTTTCTTTCTACTGGAGCCTTGCTCAGAGCGGCAGTATCAGGCAAAAACAAAAATGTTTGGTATGTCGCGCCCACCTACGGATCAGCCAAAGAAATAGCATGGCAGATGCTGATCCATACTGTGCCTCAAGAATACATATCTAAAACCAACGAAAGTTCTTTGCAATTAAGGTTAATTAACGGCTCTGTGATCAGCCTTAAAGGAGCCGAAAAGCCAAACAACTTGAGAGGACGTGCTTTAGACTTTGTTGTCCTAGACGAGTTTGCAGATATGCGTCCAGAGGCTTGGTATGAGGTGATTCGCCCCAGCTTATCTGATCGCCAAGGGGGTGCTATGTTTATCGGTACGCCTAAAGGTAGAAACCACTTTTATGATCTATGGGCGCAGGGGTATAACTCTGATGACTGGGAGTCTTTCCAATATACAACCCTAGAGGGTGGCAACGTACCGCAGGCAGAGATCGAAGCAGCCCGTCAAGACCTAGACGAAAGAACATTCAAGCAGGAGTATGAAGCAGCCTTTGTGACCTACGCTGGCCTGATCTATTACGGGTTTAGCCGCGAAGAGTCTGTATTGGCGATTGATGACGATAGTGGTACACTCCACATTGGGATGGACTTCAATTTAGACCCCATGTCTGCCGTTATCTGTATTCGTAGAGGCGGGACGCTGATTGCCGTTGACGAGATAGTCATGTACGGGTCTAACACTGATGAAATGGTTGCGGAGATTATAGACCGCTACCCTAGACGCAATATAATTGTCTATCCAGACCCAGCATCAAGACAGCGGAAAACCTCTGCTGGTGGTCGAACTGATTTGTCGATCTTACAAAACGCAGGATTCAGCGTTAAGGCGAAAAACTCACATGCACTGGTCAGGGATAGGATCAACGCTGTGAACAGTCGTTTACTATCGGGTGATGGTGAGCGGCATTTGTACATCAGCCCAAAATGCAAGCAGACCATTAAGTCACTTGAAAGGCAGACATACAAAGAAGGCACAAGCATTCCCAACAAAGAAGATGGCTACGATCATATGAACGATGCCCTCGGCTACTTGGTTGAATACTTGTTCCCAGTTCGCACTGAATACGCCACACCACAACCACAAAGGTGGACTTGATGAGATTGAACGCAGATACAACGCACCCTGATTATGATAAGTACGAAAGCCGCTGGGAGTTTTATGTTCGCAGCTATTTGGGTGGAGAAGATTACTTCAATGGCGCATACCTGACGCGCTACATATCCGAAACCAGTGACGACTACGACCGTAGGCTCGATCTAACCCCATTAGATAATCACTGTAAAAACATAGTCCACATCTACAGCAGTTTCCTTTGGCGTGTACCGCCTACGAGGGCATACAACAGCGCAGCTAATAACGTAGCCCTTGAGCCGTTTCTTGAAGACTGCGATCTTGATGGCCGCAGCTTCAATGCGTTTATGCGTGAATGCCAAATCTGGGCAAGCGTTTACGGTCATGTCTGGGTAATGATGGACAAGCCAAAGTCTAACGCTGGCACTAAGGCAGAAGAGCTGGCCCAAGACATACGCCCCTATGTGACAATGTTTACCCCCGAGAATGTCCTTGACTGGAACTACGTTCGCACCCCAAGCGGTAGGTTTGAGCTTGATTACCTGAAGGTTAGAGAGAGCGTTATCCGTGTTGATGAAACTACCACCGAGACCTATTACCGCGTTTGGTACAAAGACCGCGTAGAGCTTTGGCACTCAGTCAATGACCTAGATAAGATGGTAGAAGTAGACAACAACGTACTGGGCCGCATCCCTGCGGTGTTCTTGCCTGCTAATAGATCAGTAACCAGAGGCATAGGGCTCAGTGACATATCCGATGCAGCCTATATGCAGCGAGCTATCTATCAAGAGCTATCAGAGATTGAGCAGCTAATCCGTATATCTAACCACCCTACTCTAGTAAAGTCGTTCGGCACAGACGCTAGTGCAGGTGCTGGCTCTATTATCAATCTACCCGATGATATGGACGCACAGTTAAAGCCCTACCAGTTGCAGCCTAGCGGTCAGAACCTAGACGCTGTACGCGCATCTATAGAAGATAAGATCGAGTCTATAAACCGCATGAGTCACATGGGTGCAGTACGCGGCACAGAAGCTATGACCATGAGCGGTGTGGCTATGCAGACAGAGTTTCAGATGCTTAATGCTAAACTAGCAGAGAAAGCAGACCTACTAGAGTTAGCCGAAGAGCAGCTCTGGTTGTTGTTCTGTGATTGGCAGGATGTCACCCCCGATGTAGAGGTGTTCTACCCAGACGCATTCGATCTACGCGACTACGATAAGGAGCTGATGTTCCTACAGCAGTTGAGAGCCACAGGCGTTAAGTCTGCAACATTGTCTCAGGAGATCGACAAAAAGATCAGTGACCTAATCCTTGATGATGAGCAGTTAGCTAAAGCCCATGCAGAGATAGAATCTGGCACTCAGGTGCTAGGCCAGTTTACTGAGCAGGTTCCAGAAGAAAGCTAATGCCAGCAGACGTTGATCACGTTGAAGAGCTTAACCAGATAGCGGATGCCCATCAAAGGCAGTTGGCCGCAGCATTGGTAACGCTAGAGCAACGCATTGCTGATTTGCTTGCTACCGCACCTTTGCAGGATGGAAACCTATTCGACTTAGAGTGGGCTATTCAAGCAAGGGCTCAGATACGCCAGATAGTTGAGGAAGAGTATCTTGCTGAGGTAGACAGAATAATCAGAGAGTATACGGCTGTTGCTGCCAGCACCTATGAAATGCTGGGAACATACGGCACCT